CTGCATTAGTTCTATCAAGTTGATAGCACTCGTGATGATATTAGATGCACGCGATTCGATCACGTGATTGATATCACGAGTTTCACTATACGACTGCAACTCCTCGAGGAGGCTTTTTGTTTTTTTCTGCATTGAGAGTAAAATCCTACTAACAGTATTTATTAAAAAGAAACAAAATCATTTCTTAAGGGAATTCAATAGAGATTTTAATTTTGCGCTTTGAATGTCAGGAACTACTCGTTTTTCTTCAATAGATGGGTGTGATATATCTATGCTCGTCCCGACACTGCTAGTATTCTTGATCTGACTCATGATCTGGCTTGCACTAGGCTGTGGCTTGCTATCACCTTCTGGGTCTTCATCAGTAATACGCATAGTTTCAATGTTATATTCTAAGTCAATCTTTTGACCTACACCAGTCGAACTACGAGATTTCATACACTGTATCTGGTATTTACCGCGTTCGCGCATCGAGCGTGAAGTAAAGATACCAAACACATTATCAGCAGTATTGATCTTTGAGATACCACCTGCGATGTGACTATGATCAAACTCGATCTCTTCGACCGCCGAACGATTCAACTGTGACGCAGTTACCATGAGAACACCTAGTTCTTTCGCTAGGTTTCTAAGTTCTTCCGAGACATACTTATCTTTGATAAACTGATCGTTTGGATTGACTTTCACTGAGACTGGCATGACAAGATCAAGATAATCGATCATCACGAAGTCTACTTTGATACCGGTCTGAATCTGAACTTCTTTGAGATAGCTACGAATGTCGTTTACTGTGCTTTGTGCAGGCATACCCTTAACACGATATTTACCAGACTTCTTGCCCATCATCACGACCTTCAAGCCAGTCGTTTCAATGTCCTTGCGAATGTCTCTTGTACTCATGCTGGTTAACATCGCATCTGTGCGCAACGAAGTTAATTCTTCTGATAGTTCGAGACTAACATACACTCCACTGAGGCCTCGCTGTAGCCAGTTTAAAGCGATGTTCATCATGACAAGTGACTTACCAGAACCAGAACCACCCGCAAAGATGTTCAACTCGCCGCGACTAAATCCACCGTACAACAGGCGATCCATCTGAGGCCAACCAGTACTGACTTGTCCACCTGCGTTGAAATACTTATGGATACGCTGTTTAGGATCAGCAAAGTAATCAGTACCCATATCCCTCTGGAGGCTGATCTGAACCGCGTCTTTAATCAGTTTCTCGACTGGATCGAATTCTCCCTTCTCAAGCATGTCGGCTGCTTTGAGGATAGCTCGTTCAAGCTCTTGGCGTTTTGTGAATGATTCAAATTCTTCCAAGAACCAATCGTAGTGCCCCTCATCTAGTTCAGGGATAGTATCGATAGTTGTTCCGGTCGTTGCTTTGATCTGCAAGGGATCAGGCATCACGCTATACTTTGTAGAATGTTCTACTATGAATTCTGCAACGGGCCGAAGCGTACGATCAAAATTTGCTGGATTCATGATATTCATAACACGAGTGTATAGGTCTGCATTTGTAACCATCATTCTTAAGAATAGTTCTTGCACGTCTGCGTTAAAGTTTTTTATCATGTTTTCTTTTCGCCATTTCTATTTTGATTTTACTGCTTGTCGCATTTTGTAAGATAGATAAAAGTGTTGGTAGCTTACCATATTTTAGTACGGCATCATTAACATCTTTTACTCCTGAGCCCCAGTCTGGAATAGACACTTGAAAACCGAACTCTAATGCTTGTTCGCATATCAGTAATCCTGTTTTATCCTGATCAGGGACGACGATGACTCGTCTATTAAGTTTACGTATAAGTCCTGCTTGTTCTTCACTAATTGTGTTGTGTGTAAGTGCTAATGCGTTAAGAGATAGTGCATCGAATATGCCTTCAACTACGATACATATTTCCCAGTTTGGTTTCTGCAAATCATATCCAAACACGAAACCAGGTTGTTGATCTTTAATAAATTTGGGCGCGCGGTTGTCGAGATAACGACTAGTATGTCCTACTATCTTGTTCTTGTACGTATAGGGAATGATGATTCTATTACTATTTCTTCCATAGTCATCTGGAGTAACCATGAACGGATAATCCGTAGCTTTCAGTCCCCTACTGTTTATATAATCTACAAATGGTTTATGCTTTGGATTATTCTCGTCTAATAGTTCAGCTACAGGAAGAGGAACTTCGTTGAATTTGAGATTGATTTTTTGCTTGGCTTCTGTAACATATTCGATCAAATCCTTATGTCGTAGGTTTTCTAGATTCCATCTGGTAATCTGATTCTCATCGATACCTAACCAACCAAGGAACTGTTTGGTCACAATCGAAAATTGTCTACCTAATATAAAGCTACACTTAAAATCACAGTTGAAGCAATGAAAGGTCCAATTTTCACCATGGTGTTTAATGCCGCCGCGCATTCTTGTGTCAACACTATGTCCGCGATGATGACAGCAAGGAGCATTGAAGCTATACCAGCCATCTTGTGTACGCTTTTTCTTGCCTTGAATAAGTGTCAGGACATCAAACATAGTCTATTGTAACATATTTGATATGAAACTCAAGTATTACGGTTAAGCTATCTAGCCAAAATCTTTGTAACTTCGCCTGAATCAGATTCGAATACCATTCTTACGAATGGATGATAACCCCTGATAGTATATCCAACCGTGTCACTCGTATTGGCGTAGTAATCGTCAGTTATCGGGTACCAGTCAGTGTCTGGCTGACAGGATCCTTCAATTAACACATTGCCGTTGTATTCGTTGAATGTAGTTTGGATCGTAAGAATTGGATTATCCTGAGTATTGATTACACTGCTGTAGTATGAACGTGCATTAGCTGGTAATGTCCACTCGGTTTGGTTATTGAGATTGGGGAAAGGTTGACCAGTTGGAATGGTAATGTTGGATGACGGCACGAACGACGGGAGAACTGAGTCAACTACATTCAAATCACCGCGCGCTCCTGCGTTCTGATCTACGAATACTGGATAGTTAAACGCACCGACAGGAATCTCTAATGAATAATAGCATTTCTGAGCAGGGATGTCTTCAACTTCCGCAGCGTTAAGTTCAAGTGCTGCGATTCCAGTCAATGCTAATTGCAAATTAAGAGCTTTTTGAATAAGAACTTCGGTGCCGTCAGAGTTGATGATTCTGCAAATTATTTCCTTGCCAGTGATGTCAACGGGTTTTTGCTCACTGTTGAGGAACTGGAAGGTTAACCTATTATCTACCCCCCTATGGAGTGTCAGAGGCTTGCTATACACGGGTAAATATATCCTTCTTGAGTTGCCGGTGTTAACAATAACAATCTGCCTCTGAACGTAAACAAATACTGATGTAGAGTAGGACATATTATATTAATCACCTTTGTCGTCTAATATTTATCATCGGGAGATAAATAAAGATGTAGTTCGCGGGAGTACGAATCCCCAACTACTCTAATGCTATAGAAGGAAACATCAGCATGACTATTTATTATGTGTACGCATACCTACGCAAAAGTGACAACACCCCTTACTATATAGGAAAAGGCAAAGATAAACGAGCATATGATCCGAATCATGCTGTTCCTGTTCCCAAAGATAAATCCAAAATCATATTCCTTGAACGAAACTTAACCGAACTCGGAGCATTGGCTATTGAACGCAGAATGATTCGTTGGTATGGTAGAAAAGATATAGGAACCGGTATACTTCGTAACCGAACTGACGGTGGCGAGGGTACATCCGGACGAATCAACAACTATGGTTTATTAGGAGATAAAAACCCTAGTTATGATCAAAAAGTGTACACCTTTTATCATGTCAACGGTAAGATTGAAGAATCTACCCAGTACGATTTTCGGATCAAATATAAATTAAACGGGGGAAATCTCAGTGAAGTTATTCACGGCAAACAACCGTCAGTAAAAGGATGGAGGATTACACCTGAAACACAGCATAATGCTTTAGGAATGAACCACCCGAGCTTTCATAAAGTACACACGTTTTACCACGAATCCGGCGTTGAAGAAACTTGCGGAAAACTAGAGTTATCTAATCAATATGGATTATCCCTTAAAGTAATCAGTAGTCTTATACGCGGTGATATAAAGACATGTTGTGGATGGCGAATGAGCAGAAATACCTCAGTACATGGTAAGGTGGACACCGCATTGTATAATTTTGTACATACTGATGGTACTGAAAAGCACTGCACAAAGAAAGAACTAATAGATTCATTTGACATCCCTAGAAGTACATTAAATGCGGTAATAAGAGGTGAACGCGGGTACGTTTCAGCAAAGGGTTGGAAAGTCGTTAACTAACCCTATAATATGAAAATATTAACTTTGGGCAATTTGGTGTAAATATACTTTAGCATGAACGCAAACGATTTTTTTAAGAAACTAAACGAAAATTACCCGTTTATAACGGTCTGTTCCTATGCCCAACAAGACTATGTTGGCATCATTCAGAATCGAGATTATGTGGTCACTACTATGTATGACTATGGTTCGTTAGCTCTCCCTGAACTAAGAACGAAATTCTTAGAATTGGGTGAAGTTTGGTGGTGGGAATCAAATAGAACGATCCCCATCAACATATTCTTGAAAGATGAATGGGCTATCTTTAAACCTTATATTCGTACTTTTAACAACAAGAGTTTAGATATCGTCTATGGCCCAGTCGTTAGTATGACAGATTTCACGAAAAAACGAGCGAAACGCAAAAGCGTTATGTTCATTAAACGGATGCCTTAATTACCTTTGCTAAACTTTTCTTGCGTTTCTCTTTAGCCATCTTCATACTTAAATTTCCTACCCTTTGATCGAACGTTACCCCAAGCAAGTGATCATACTCATGCAGGAACACCCGTGCCTCTAATCCAGCAAGTTCACGTTCAACAATCTGACCACTGACATCTTGATATTGCACGATGCACTCGGTTGGGCGCTTTACCTTCAACCAAAGATTAGGAAAACTCAAACAGCCTTCTATATCTACTTCACGCTGTTCAGATAGACCAACAATTTTTGGATTAATGCACACGACTAGTTTAATGAAGTTGCCCATGACAAAAATACGCTTGCTGATGCCGCATTGTGGCGCGGCAAGTCCGACTCCGCCATTAATAGTCAATGTTTTGACCATTTCGCTTACGAGTTCTTCGGGGCTGCCATCCACTTCAAAATCCCACGGCGACGAGACTTCTAACAGTTGTGGATCATTTTCGTTAAGTAGTTCTAAATTCATCGTGTTCTTCTTTAAATGTTATTTATAATTCTATGTTTTCTGCTAAAAGATTAAGATGAACTACAACCAACATTGCGTAGGCAAGGCTATGCGAACGCTTAAAATGGTAGCCAGTATCATCTTTATCCCAGACGGTTTCGTTGATCTCTTTCCAAGACTTGTTTAATAGATGTCGTTTTGCAGGTCTGATTACTGCTAGAAACATCGCTAGTCTAGGAATAGAATCTATGGGTTCCGGCATTCGTCTGATTGTATTATATTGATTACCTAGGTGTATCAGTTGCTCGACAACTTTCCTATTTTTCAACATTGACCAATCTGGTTCTTGCATCAAGTTAATCAGATGTTCTTCGTCACGAACTAGATTGTAGACATGAACATTTAGTAAATCTAGTTTAAAATATCCACGATCTTCGGCTTCTTTGTAATCAAGAGATGACATATCATAAGTAGGGTCATATGGTATATCAGTGATATATACACCACTAGGATGCTTCCTAATAGGAGTTACATTGCGCATCGACGCAGGAATATATTTGATCAAGCCAAGTATCTTGTCACGGTCGCCGGTGTCAATGTCAACGTCTGAATCAATTCTCATCTATTTCCATTTCAATAGAAACAAAACATACAACTTTTCGTCAACGATGTCAAACTTATCGGTAATCTTGTTATTAACAATATGCATCCTGAGACCATAGTTTCGTTCTACATGCATACTGAAATCGTCAAGGTCGAAGTTTCTTACAAAGTCCTCGTCGATAGCCTCGAGGCGGACTTTCGTGATCATGTTCCAATAGTCCTGTCGTTTCTTGCGAAACTCGATATCAGGATCATCTGAGTCAAAGTCTTCGATGTTACTAGGAACATTCATTCTCATCACTTGAGGTGAACAAAGCCTGCATTATAGAGTTTTTGATATGCACGCTGAACTACAATCGCTTGATGTTCAGCATCTTCTACTGCTTTGTGCGAGGTAACATGCCCACCGTCCTTGAGACTGACACCTGCAATATCATATATCGTGCGACAATCTCGAATAGCCCAAAACTGCCAGGGCACCCGCATCTCTAGGTCTTTGAAAGCCGACTCTGCGATCATGATGTCAAACACAGATCCATTGGACCAGATATTCTTTTTGTTCCAACAGAACTTGTAAAGTTGTTCCATACATTCACGATAGCTAATACGATCACGGTCGCCCATCGCTTCGTTGATGGCTTCGGGACTCTGTTCACTCCACCAACGCAGGGTATCATCACTTATAGTGCGATTATATACATCGGTCTGCTCATCTATCGTAGGACGAAGTTCTAGGCGCTCAATAACACCAGAACCCATTGGGTCAAAAAGTACCGCACCGACAGTGAGAATAACAGTTGACGTAGCTGTGTCAAGCGTTTCCATGTCTAGCATGATGGCAGTAGCCATATAAAATATACCTTTCTTTTTAGTATATCATCATAATACACGATGATTTAGTGGATGTCAAGTACAAATAAATCTATTCGCACAATTTATAGTGGGTATATGTCTTTTCATCTAATATGATGTAGCCGGATACTTTGAACCAATTGCCAAGATATCTCGGTTCCTTGTAATGGTCACGACACCACTGCTCTAGCTTTTCGGCGGTTCTAGATATACGTTCCGATCCGATCGGAATGCGAATGAACAGTCTGTCTTCCCAAACACCATCTACATCAATCTTCTTCTTGATCTTCTGTGTCTGGGGCACTGCATCAATTATTTCATCTTGATAAGAAGTTAACCCCATACTAGTCTGAACCATATAAAATCTCTCTCATATCTAAACTTAACTTTCCATATTCCGTCAACAAATCCCCACCTACTATGCTTTTCACAATTATCAATTTGGTTATATAACCAGTCAAGAAGGTCAGTATAGTAAACATGACCATTTGGGTCAAATACTACTGCTGTTTCATACCAACCCATATTAGTATTTTCCCAACCTTTACTGCTGTCGTAGTTTGCCAGCTGCTGATCTTGCATCAAGCCCACCTCAATTTAAAAAGCATAGCATGTTTTTCTTCTTTAAACCAAAAACTAATGTCAGATTCACGATAATACTCCCAAACAATACGTTTAGTAGTATGGTTGTATCCGGAGTTCCCGAATGTCATATGGCACCAAGTGACCATTTCGAGTAGTTCAGAGAAAGAATACATGATTGGATTGGCACAATAGCTGGGATAGTCGGGCATCATACGCTGCACCGATATAATTTGTATCGTTCGAGCTACAGGTTCAAACTTGTCCATTATTTCATCAACAAAAATATTATATATTTGGGTTCATCTACGATTTCAAATTCTCGGAAGGACCAGCGTAGCAACCGTATACCCCAAATTGGTTGTATGATGTCATTAACATATTCATTACTTGTGCCGATCTGTTTCCAGTCATATCCTGATTCCAACATCCAAATTACTAGATCATCAAATGCAGGTTCATTTAGTGTAAACCGAGACAGCATAACAAGTCTTAATATCCTGCTTCTGCTAATAGTTCCTTTACCTGAACAACGATGTCTGAACTACGCCTGAACTTTATAGCCCATTGTTCTGGGTTGATGTATTCCAAAATCATTTTCTGCTGTGTTTCGTCTAGACTTTCTACCATTGTGATACCAGATTCGGTATGGTATAACATCCAAGGACTGATTCTTCCTGTAGTGATCTGATGGCAAATTTTATTACGATTGCCATAACGAAGATAGTCCCTACTTTGGATACGTTCGTCTTTGGCAAGCTCAATCGTAGTTTCTATGCTACGAGCAATTGCGTCTAGTGGGTCTTCCGTCTTAAGATGGTCGATAATGAACTTAGTATAGCTATTGTCACTTGTCCAATTGTCAATCTTGATATCGTTCTTTAATAACCAATCAGCATATCTATTGACATTTAGGCACTTGATGTTGACACAATAATGACCAAACCTAACAAATGCTAGGTAATATGCAGACTTAGTGAAGTCAAGGTATGTCTTAGATTTCTTTGTGGCAGTGTTCTTTGCATAAAACCTGACCCAAGATTGGAAACCAATACGGTTGCCCGGCAAGTCTTTATCCTGCCAGCGCCTCTTACTTTCACACAGATGCCTAAAAATTGTCTCTTCGCGCCGAAAAGCCCGATTGCAGAACTCGCAACTAAATTCACTCTTAGTTGCCGGAGTCTTTTTCATACTGTTCAATATCATCATCCGTTACCAAATCAGCTAATAGTTCAATCTCATCGTACTTCAATGCTGGGAATAAGTCAGCTAAGTATTTTCTCTTGCGATGAGAGTCAACGTAGCCCTCACTGATGAGGGCGATGTCATTTTCTCCAAAGTTTGGATAAATCTTTTTAAAATATTCCTTAATCTCTTTAAGTTTAGGAGATTCTTTTAGCTTGCTCACCCGATCTTTGATCTGAGGAATCCATTGATGAAACTGCTTACCTATTCCAGGGCTTGCAGCACACAACATCAACCATACTAAGTATGGATGCTTCTGTACATTTTCATTGAACAGATACTTATTGGCATGGTAATCAGTGCTTCGAAGATAATATGATTGGGCATCTTTATTGCCTTTGATGGCACTCATCCACTGCACTAGCATATAAAAACTAATACCTTTTTTCTGAGCCTCGCTTAGATTTTTATAATAGTCGTAGTCTTTGCGATCTAAGGCAGCAAGGACATCAAACAGGTTAACAGTCTGGTCTGCTAGTTGAAGTTCTGCTGATAGTTTTTCTTTTGCCATTAATTATTACATTGCTTGAGGATGAGGAAGTACTAGATGTTTATTATTGTATGATATCACATAAATCGACGCATCCATAGCACTATTATACCAATGATTAACACAATCAGCCCTAACCTTATCAATAGCTTCTTCTAATTTGTAGTCCGGGATCGTCAACTCAGTAATAAGAAACTGTTGTCTAACGATAGATTGTCCTATAGGAGAACGGTGTAGCCGGTGAAAATAATGAACTTTGTCCATTGTGTCTGGTTCTAACTGTATTCTTGCAACTGGAATATCGGCAAATGGATGTGGCTTCTTCATGCTTTTAATGACTCTAGTGTAATGATATGAGCGATGGCAGTTCCTAAATCTTCTTCCCGATTAACCAATGTCAATGTAGTGCCAGCAGAATCTGTATGTCGTCTTCGCAACGAATGTTCTACTACATATCCCCCGTTTGCTGGATAAATTACAAAACTAATCGAGGATTTAGAATCTATGTAGAGGTTAGGTTTTTGACCCGTCGAATTCAGTACGTAAATATGATCTTTATTTTTTTGATTAAATAGTTTTCTAAACCATTTCATTTTCATTTTCCTTTTCTACTTTTCCAAGCCAAACCTCGCTTAAACCAATTGGTCCGGCTATAGTTGGCAACTCGCCTAGTTCTTCTAGCTCTTGATCGTTATAGCTTACTCTAGTCACTAAATCCCAGCCGTCAACACTATTCATTTGAAATGTCAACCTATTAGGATTAAAACTATCTGCCTCGAACTCGTAGCTTTGAAACAATCCCTTCTCCTGTAACTGTATAGCAATATAGGTGTCACCATCATCAAGAAATTCATCCGTGAAGAATTCTTCTGTTGATTCAAAGGTCGCCCCCATGTTAGACAACACTGAAGACCCTACATTATCGAGAATCACTTCATCACTTTGTGTCACTGTCAGGTAAAGAGAATCTACAGGTACTCCGTACTCATGTGAGACATAGGCGTATTCAGCCCATTCACCTGGTTCAAAAGAACGAATATCTTTTGGAATATCAACATCTTTATTTTCAATGAAGAAGTCTTCGTTCCAAACATAGTCGGCTATGTCTAGTGAGTCGTCGATGAACCGATTATAAAATTCACGATTGACTTTGCCGATTAAAGCTTCTCCGCCACAACCGGTAATTTCGATTCTATACTTCACACTTATCTCTCCTCTTGTAAGATGTCTTGCGCAACGTGATTTTTATATTTGGGTACATCGTTCTAATAACACCGTTGATGTCCGAATGCTTGTGTTGCCGTTGAAACTTCGCTACTACTTCTAAATTAACCATTATTATTTCCTGTTAGTACTATCATGTGCGTTATTAGAATAGATCACCAAGCATTCCCGTAATCTACGACTTCGCAGTTTCTACTAATTTCTTTTACGAAGTACACGCAACGAGGTTTAGGAGTATCATCTAACGGAACACACAAAAATTGTCCGTTCTTAAGCCTAGGTGCATACCAAGTGACATCTGGGTATATGTCAAGAATTTCGATCAGTTGAAACGTAGGAGCAAATGATGATAAGGGGTTGAATTCAAACGCATGAAATCCCCTATCATTCAGACTAGAAAGAGGAAGTGTTTCTAAGTCTCCGTGTTCCTGTTCACCGATAAGAACTTGCCAATCAATCGGCATCTTGATTGTTCTATTTCCGATCTTCAGTACTAGTGCAGGAGAATTGAATGACTCTAGAAAGATCAATGGAATGTAATGATAATCCACATTTGCCGGCACAGAGTTATCTAGAATCGCAAATCTCAAGTCGTCTACTTCTTCGGGAAGAGTCTCTAGATTGTAGTATTGGTTTTCTAATGTTAGGATGCGCAGGGTTTTTCTCCAATATATCTTTTCATATTATTATCATAATATATATGTTGTAAAAAGTCAACACATTAATAGTCCAATTTAAAAGAAAGATCAATAATCTAACTTTTCTATAGAGGTAGGGTACTGTGCATCCTTGTAGAAAGCTTTTCTTTGAGTAAGGTGCCTCTTTGCAAACTTACATGTTGAGGTGATGTCCCAAATTTGCACAAAATCTTTGTCTGATGCCTTACGAAGTCCTCGACCGATCGATTGAATAACTCGGACAAATGATTTGCCTGGTTCGATCAGTACTACATTGAACAGTCTAGGAACATTAATACCTACTGCCGCTACGCCGTAAGTGCAGATTAATATCTTATCATCACTGGTAGCAATTTCATCATATTCTTCTTTCCTTTCAGTAAGCTTAGTGCTGCCGTTAACAACCACTGAATTAGATAATCTACTAGCAAGCTCTTTTCCCGCATTGACTCGATCAACTAGAACTAATGTATTTCCTGTCTCGTTTACCTTTTGAATCAATTCTGCTATCTTGTCTAGTCGATTGGAATCTTCCAATAGATATTTCAATTCAGATTGATAGTTTGTGAATTCTACTTTATCCTTAAGTTGAACGATGTTCACGTGACATCTAGCAAGGACACCCCTGTCTTGTAATTCACTTGCTGCTAACTTACTAGTGACTGGACCCAACGAAACTAGGATAGACATCTGATCCATCGGTTCTTTGGGAATCGTACCTGTTAGACCCCAGCGAATGGGGATATTACTGAATACACCAGTTAGCATTGTCTTAAGTACCTCAGCTTTAGCTTGGTGCACTTCGTCAACCATAACACAGACAATATCTTCAAAGAAAAATTCATCGGATCCTTCTTCTATATCTGCTGTGTTTTTGAATAGGTTATTTAGCGACTGCCAAGTGCAAATAGTATGTGTCTTACCATAATCCTTGCGATCACCGAAATACACTCCCACGTCAAGTCCTAGATTGACATAATCTGCTTCTGTCTGTACTACTAGGCTCTTGTTAGGGACGATTATAAGAGAACGGCCTAGATGCTCTACAGACTTAGATAGAGCAGCAGTCACAAGAGTCTTGCCCGCCCCAGTCGCGGCCTCTTGAAGCGATTGAGTGTTCTCTAAGAAATTGTTTACGATCTCAATCTGGTAATCGCGCAATATTACGGGTTGACCTGCACGTTCATGACCTTCAGGCCACGCGATACCCGAGAAAGTCTCTTCTGTTACCTTCTCAAACATGAATTCTGGACGTAGAGGTCTACGATCATCTAGTTCAATTTGATAATCATAGTCGATCAATATCGGGATAATTTGATCGAGCAGATTCATATATGTACTACCGGCAAGTGAGAAATAACTGATCTTGCCGTTCCATCGACCTAATCGGACTGCAGGAAGATATCGCGCACCAGGTTTCTCGAATTCAAACTTTTTATGTAAAAACTTTCGGACATCGAGGTCTAACCCTTGGATCTTTACGTTAACTTCGTCGTTGATTATGATTTTTGCTAGTTTCATGTGATTTCTATCGGATTAGAATTTTTTAAAATAATGCACTTAGTTATCTTTGGTGCGAGCCCAAAGATATGAGTAACGTTTTGTATTTGGACAAGATTATCGCCCGAATAATCATCTAAAATAACACTCGAAATACTGTGTTCATTTAGTTTACCGAGAATCTGATTTCTAATCGTTCGACCGCTGCCGTATGACATACCCTGACCTAAGGTCACATCAGCACAACCAATGTTTACTAGCCATTGGACTGCGAGTGCGATGTCATTGATGTCTACTTCAGTAATAAATTCTGAGGCAAACTTAAGTTCAGGACGATTGGTTATGATCTTTGAATCTACTTTAATTCCATGTTTCGATAGCAGATATAATGTTTTCATATCCAATTTAAGTTCGACATCCTGTAACAATTCGTGAATTACATGATTGGATGCGGCGATGAAAAGATATCCGTTGTGATCGAACAATGTAGGTTCCCATATGGTCGCGCTATCATAGTAAGATAACTTGTCTAGTATAGCCGAAAGATCGTTGCTATAGCTGACGTTACTGAAATATTTAGGAAGAACATGATGTGCGATTTTGAATGCCGTAGTAGAGAAGGGGGCCCTGTAAACTTTGGAATCTTTGCTCCATTCAAAAGAATTGTCTGAAATCTCTCTGAACTTAGCAATAAACGCTTTATTAAAGGGGACTCTGATTTGAAGTTCACCGTCTATGGTAGACACGAACGCTCCGATGTATTCTACTGTACTCTCTACGAGAGAGGTATTCCATGGAAGTTTTTTAAGTTCTTCTTTGACTAATCCATTTTTAGTAAGTTGCTTCTTGTACTTACTAATAAGAGTATCAAACAACATTGCCTGATTAGAAGTGATACGGTGAGTGTCACTAATAATTGTTTGCAGGTTGGCCATGAACTTGTAGTCATACTGACTTAATGAGATTTTTCCCTGCAGGAAGAAATAAAGTAAATGTTCTTTGCAATTCATTTTATTATTATATCGCCACCGCACGATAAAATCAACTATATCGGTAAAAAAAAAGAGGGCCGAAGCCCTCTAAGTTAACTGATATCTAGGATATTACCCCCGCTTCATACAAGTACTTTGAGCAAGATTGGCCCAGTTCTTCGGCGAAACCTTGACGAGGTCAGCGATCTTGAGTGCCATACGGATAGACAATTCACGCAGCTTATTCTTGTTTGCTTCCATATACGTAAGGACCTGTGCACCCTCATTGTTTTGGAAGTTGTAGTCACTGAACAGTCCGCCTTCTGCATCGCGATCAACCTGACGGATCCTAAGCATCATGTCACGAGCAGTATCAATCGTCAGATCGAGGAAGTGGCAACGAGACTGAAGGGCTTCAAGGTGATCTTGCAGACGCTTAGACTTGATATGGTCGAACTTAAGGTTCGTGATAAAGATACACGAGCCATTAAAGTTGAAGCTATTGGGAATGCCTTCTTCACGCAGCAAGCGAGAATCCGAATTCCAACAAATCTTACGACGCTTTCCGCTGTCAAGAGCCGCCTTCAGAATGTTCAACGCAAGATCATCCATGAACACGCTATCACAGTCGTCGAAAACCAAGATGTTCTTTTTGTCACTATACTTGTAAAGCTGGGTATACAGACCAAGAGCAGTCATCGCACCCTTGACAACTTCATACCGAATACGATTGCCTGCAATCTTGTCAAACATCGAAGCCTTTTCAAGCTGCTGCTCTACCCCGAAACTCTTACCAACACCCGGAGGTCCCGAGACGATCATCGCGCGAATATCGCCGCTAATGCAGGCCGAAGACATCTCGTCGAGGATCTCGAACCGAGTAGCAATACGGTTCATTGCTTCTTCGTCAGTTTCCTCTGCCTTGACTTCGGCAGTGATCGGTTCTCCGTCGATCTCAAACTCGTCAGGACCGTTAACCTTGATCTTGATGTCTTCGATAGCCACGGGAAAAAATCCACCGTTCTTCACAGTAATGTATCCACCCTTTGCACCGGTTTGAAATCCCTTAACGAGATCGAACCACGCATCGATTACGGGATAGTTACGATATTCACCGGACTTAACGAGGACACGAGACATGTTCATTCCTTTTGAATCGTTTCTATAATTCAATGTAGCAAAAGGGGCATCTGATGTCAACCTTTTATTTTCGTATTCGGACAAAATAATGTTGATAAAGATTTCAAACAGGTCCGCGTCGGCAGAAGTGTTAGCGTTAGTAGCAGCATGAGCAGTGGTAGGATAAGGGTTGCGGAACGTCGTGAATGAATGGCGCTCGTGTGCGGGTACCAAAGCAAGTGATGCATCGCGAGCAGCATAATAAGCAGTATCAGCAGCACTAGCAGCAGCAGGAGCAGCAGGAGCAGCACGAGCAGCAGCATCAGCCGCAGCAGCAGCAGCAGCACGAGCAGTAACCAAATCACCATTACCATTCAAGGCATCGATGACCTGTCGACAGGCATCTTCTACCGTTTGCCAGTAATCAGGAATTGGAGTCGACACAATCTTGATTTTCGCCATAGCCATGGCATATTCGATACACGCGATACGAAACTTGCGCATCACTATATCTATATCGATAGTATTCCAAGTAAATGAAGTACTGTTGAACTTTTTCTTGAATTCTACCGTATCGAAATGGCGCATCAGGTCGTTGAACTGCTCGGGCGGTTCACAGAGAACCGCCCACATCTCAGCTTGATGGTCAATCATTTTGCTGCCGTTTGTTTGTTTATGATTCATAATAGCGAGAGACGAATATGAAGTCAACCGAAATCGTAACTAGATACTAGGCTTATCGCGATTTTCTGCCATCGCCTTGCTAACACGAATCCGTTCTTCTTCGATCTCTTTAGGTGTCATCGCCGTGTTCTGATAACTACGAAGATTGGCTAGTTCACCTAGTTCCATTCGATTGATCACATCATTCAGCGCATGTTCCATATACTTGATTTCCCCGATGTAACCTTCAGGCTTGTTGATCTTCAAACTATTGAGTTTTCCTTCGATGAAGCGAACATGACCTTGATTTACAGTAGGGATAAAAATATTCTCGCTCATTCTCTTTTCCTTTGAGGTTAATTAGTTGTTGTATTTTACGTCAGGGAACCACGCATCACGAATTTCTTCATACCGTGCGGTCTTGGTCAGGTTGTTACGAATCATATTATGCACTAGAGGAAGGATATTCGGCAGAGTATACTCATCGAAGATTCTGAAAAGGATCGGGCGGACGAATGCGTCATGCTTCTGTGCTTCATTAAGAGCAAAAGCTTTTCGATCCATACCAGTAACTTTCAGTGTAAGGTGTTCAGCTTGAATCTTATTAACTACCCGATAGACTGCGTTATTGAAGTCAGATTCGAACTTAGTGATGCGAACACGATCTTCATCGATAAGATGCGCCTTGACATCATCAAGATGTTCCTCAAGAATCAGTTCGACAATGTTGCGATCCTGCAGGATAGCCTCCTTAGCCTTATGAATCTGAAGGTACTCATGAGCCTTGATCTTTACACGATGACCATTAGCCCAACGAATAACAAAGCCTTCTGCATTTTTCAAATCATGGACGTAATCCATAAAAGCTTTAGGATCCTCTACAGAGCCGTGCTGTTCAACTACAGGAATATTATATTCACGAATAAGATTTTGGATCATACTATGTTCCCCATGTTAAAAGAGGTGACCTACGTTACTGTAGAGACCCTCTTAAAGTATTTTATAGTTGTTGAAATTGCCCGGTTACCATATGACGAACAGCTAGCAGGGTAAGTGCCGGCTCTTTGCCATAGTCGATAACAATCCTCTTCTGCGGATGCATAAACTCAAAGATTGGCGTATAACCATCTGCAATTACTTTACTACAGAAGCCTTCGTAATCCACATCAGATGCATCTACAAACTTCTTGACAAGCTCGTGGAAGTCTGGAGCGACCATTTTTGTACCATACACGACTTCGCCTTCATGCATAAACGCAGCAATCATTGATCCGTCGAGTTTGGTATCGACCCAATGTTCTTTGGAGAAGTCTAAATTATGCAACTGCGTCTCGTCTCTCTCGTTGATATTAAAAAACTTGAAAAGAGGACGACGAATGATGTCACCGGTCTCCACATCAAAGATGATACCACGACATTCACGGCGAATGTTACAGTCAAACGTATCCCCAAACATCACATTGTAGTTGATGACCGTGTAGCCTTCCTTCTGGGCTACTGTAAATTCGGGGCGACCTTCAATCGCCGGCAAAACATCAGATATGTTAGTGATATGCGGGAAATCGTAGTTCATGCCACATTCCTTATTTCGATCTATAATTCAATATAGATTATCTCTTTAGGAATGTCAAGCCCTAAGTTTGTCAAAAATCATATTTTGAAGTTCAGTCTGTTCTTCGTGCGACAAGTAAAAGTCAGTTGTTGGATCATAGTAGGCACCTTCTTTTGGATCGTAGTAACTCACTCGACCGTTTGGGTAGAAAAAGGGACCTTCAAGGCCCTTGCGGGCCTGATACTTAGAACGGAAATCTTGAGAAATGTTCAAAACTTGATAACCCATGTCGTGTCTCCGTTTGGGTGTCTATGATTCATAATAGCGAGAGACGAATATGAAGTCAACCGAAAAAGTTAGAAAAGGTCGATTTTTTCCCAAGGTAAATAGCTTTTTCCGAAATGACCATAGTTAGTAGTACTGCTATAGATCGGAGAAAACAGGTCGAATCGGTCAATTATGCCTTTTGGAGTTAGGTCGATATTCTTGATGATCCATTCAGTCAAGTCTCTGCTGTCTCTATCACTCTCGACATATACACTAGTAGGATTTACCATTCCAATTGCATAACTGAGTTGTACCGTAGCCCAGTCTGCTTTGCCAGAAGCCACTATATTTTTTGCGAGATATCGAGCCATGTATGCTGCTGACCTATCTACTTTGGTAGGGTCTTTGCCAGAGAATGCACCGCCGCCATGGGGAGATGATCCACCATATGTATCAACGATAATCTTGCGACCAGTTAATCCGGTATCTCCAACGGGACCGCCGATCACAAAGCGTCCGGTTGGATTGATCAAAAATTCAGTATTATTGTCAATTAGATTAGCAGGAATCACCGCACGGATAATCGTTTCGATGCTAGCTCTAACTAATGCAATATTGATATCGGCATGATGTTGCGATGAGCATACAATTTTCGCGATGCGACTTACTGTGCTGTCATCATTGTATTCTACCGTTACCTGACTTTTAGCATCGGGGCCTAACCACATGCCTTCATTAGAGCGGCGAACCTGGGACAATGCTTCCACAATCCTATGTGAATAATAGATAGGAGCCGGCATAAAATTTTCAGTTTCTTTACATGCATATCCGAACATCAAACCTTGATCGCCAGCGCCAAAATTGTCAGTGCCTAAAGCAATGTCCGAACTTTGCTCGTGCATAAAATTAGTGACATTGAGGGTTTTCCAATGAAACCCTTCTTGTTCATATCCAATGTTCTTTACGACACGCCTAACCATATATTCTAAATCAAGTCCATCGATTTCGCCCTTAAACTCACCCGCGACAACTACCTGATCAGTAGTAACCAATGTCTCACACGCACATCTCAGTGAAGTATCTCTATTTGCCATTATCATATCTAGGATGCCGTCACTAATGGCATCAGCAACTTTATCTGGGTGGCCTTCGGAAACGCTTTCACTGGTAAATAGATATGTCACTGTAGATAAATCCTCTATCAATAGTTATGCAGAAAACAAAAGTGTCAAAAATTTAGTTTATCCAGCAATCGCAGTTGCAGTTGATTACATGATCAATCGCTTCGGGAATTGATAATGTTGCAGGTAGTATCGTACTCGTTATAAATCTAGGATCAAGATTTGGTGGAAGATTAACAGGATCGTATTCGGGTGCAGGTTTAATAAACGGAACTAATGTTATTGGTGACAATATTTCAGTACTGGGGCCTATTGGAACGCGTGGACCAGAAGAAGGATTGGGGTCGGTACCTAGCAATGGTCCAGTAATGTCACCAGGTGCAGTGCCTGCAGTGGATTGATATTTCGGTAAATCAGGGTTATATGTTCCGATCGGAGAAGGAGTTAATATATTTCCATCGTCGTCAATATTACCGGGCCATGATGGTATCGTATAGTCTGTCCCTGTAGTTAGATTGGTGATGCCATCAACTGCACCTCCGATTGTTCCGTTCGTAGTAACTGCTTTCTGATTATCTGAAGTTGGAGTGTCCGGAATAGAATTATCTAGGTCAAGTCCTGCTAGTGCGAGTCTAGCTTGATTTCTAGATTCTCGCATCATTGCAACTAAACTTTGTCCACCGACAGTGTTCAAGTCAGCAAGTGCCTCCAATGTTTGCACAGTCATGTGTGGTCTAGTGTCTTGTGCTGCTGCTGGAAGCGTGTCTACAAAGTTAGACAATTGGTTTGGGTAGGATGTTGAGAAATAATTCTTTGGGACCGTTACCGGTGTTAATGCCTTATAGCGAGTACGTTGTTCACGTTTTAGTTGAGCACCGCATATATCCCAATATGCATTCAAGTACACACTTTGCTCTATATTATTTTGATAAATCGAAAAAATCTCAGCATTTGCTTGTGAGATGTAGCCTTGAACAACACTATTCATCGGGCCGGGCCATGCTACTGTACCTGATATGGTATTTATACCGCCGGTGGCAATTTCTCCTGTCGCGGTAACGGGTAATGCCCCAATCGGAGGAGCTTCAATCGTAGCAGTCGGCAATGACGTAGTTTCAATACCAGAAGAACTTATTCTTACTGTGGTTACTTTACCAAAAGTTGTCATGTCCATATCATCTGTCCCTATCGAGACGATTGCAGTAGCACCCGAACCTCCTGAAATAGTAATAGAAGGGACTGAGGCATTTCCTCGTCCATATCCGCCGCCAGGATCAGTCACGGTGATTCCGATTATAGTATAATATGTAGTAGGACCAACGGTCCTAGTCGCACAGTCTACCGTAACTTGAGCTTCACTCCATGCGGTAGCTAGATAGTTTTCTCGGTAAATATTATGTAGTTTATTGGTGCTTACATTTTGTATTCTATTTTGCAGTAATTCCCATGGATAAGGCAAGCCTGTCAGACATCCGAATGCATCAGACATTGTATATGTACCATCGGGGCCGCTGCCTAACGCAGTAATTGAATTTGCGGCGTCGATTGATATTTGTGCAGTTGGTTTGCTAGTGCCTGCAGTCAACGGAAGATTAGCGTTGTTTTCTAATCCTTGGATCGCCTTGCCCAATCGATTAATATCAGTAAATTTGATGTTGCGCACCTGACGCATCGCAAAAGACCAAGCGCCAGCTGCTATCGCCTGATCGAGAGGTATAATATCCCTGAGATATGCGCCGAATCCAATCGGAACATCATTGTAGTTAGTTGAATTTAATGCTCTCTCGTATGTAGAAGGAACACTAGTTGGAATTTGAATTCCAACATATGTTCTCATTACAGGGGTATCCAATGCCATGTTGATCGCGCCGCCGTCGTACAATAGATAGTAGGTCTTGCTATTTGTCGGGACTACATCAGCATTGTATATAGGAACAGTCATCGCAGAATAACTAATCGGAAACATCATCTTGACATCTAACAAGTCTGATAGCGCAGTCAACCCAAGAGTCTTGCATTGCAGCGGCGCCAATACATCAACTAAATTTTGCCCAGTTATGATCAAGAATGCACCGTAAATCTTTTGCTCTTGAAGTTTGGTAGGAGTAATTATAGTGCCATCAGAGATATCTTGTATCTCATTAATGTCTAGTTCCGCAGCTAATAAAGCTAAGCTCAAATCTTTAGTTAGTCCACCAGCCGTAGTGATTGCCTTCAACAAGTTAGAAGGCAACCCAAACGATTCGATATCTTGCAAGTCGATGACTTTACCTAAGTTGATCAGGTCAGTGCCAAACTCGAATGATGAGAGGTTGACACCGGCAATGTCTGCTGTCATTAAATCATTCATATTGCTGTACACGCCGTCAAGAAACTGGTTAGAGTTACTAGCAACAGAAATTGTTTGATTTTCTTGCGTGATCCACCCTGATATTTGAGAGAACGAATTTGTGAACTCTGAATAATTTGGATTAGCCGATGCAGGCTCATCACTGTTCCAATTAAACTCGTTCCACGCTTGTAACGCGTGAAGTCTTAGATACCCCCATTGTGTTACTGATATGTTTGGATTGGTAGTGTTATACGGAAGCCAAGTAGCTGACTGCCCTTGAAGTGTTATTCCTTCTATTCCATATCCGGACGTAGCTGGTCCCGGCAATGTCGACGGATATCCGTTTTGAATTCCATACTGTACTGCTGCGGTTGTCCAGATGCCTGCAGGATCTTCCGCGATATAGGTAGGTGGTTTAGCATTTCCTAGTACGGGAAGCGTGCCACTACCGATAGAGATCAATTGATCATACGTATCATTTGTTATTGTAGTATTACTGGGAGTAAAAGTCGCGACCATTGAAGTAGGAGTGCTGACTGTCGAACTAGTACTTAATAGCCATCTACTTCCACTAGTTGTGCCGTCACTATTACTCAGGTTGCCGATAATAGTAGTGCCGGGTGTAACTCCGACACCACTGAGCGCCATTCCTAACTCGATCTTACCTTCCTTGCCCGAAGTCACAGACCCAACTTGAAGTATATCTCCGCTCGCTGATCCTGCTCCACTAATGATGCAATTTGCTAACGTTGCTGTTTTTACAGGATTTCCCGGTTCCCCTCTCGTATAGGCATTGTTGATCGCATATGTCAAACAACGCAGTACTGTATGATTGATCAAAGATCCGGGTGTATAAGCAGTATTAGTTTTACTCATGCCCATATACGATGCAGCGACCGGATTAACGTTTAGTCCAATATTACTTAGGAACTGACCGAATACGTTCATTCCTAATGGGCTCTGTTTTCCTGTTTCTGCCATATGCTTTACTCTATCACCTAGCCAAGTATAAGCTTCTTATCGGGTACTACTAATCCGGTTGTTGCTTCAACATACTTTGCCTTGATACTGTCGTCCGTCAACGCATAAAAAGCGATATTGCTAGTGTTTAGTCTTACTTCGGCCTTTACTCCTGCAGTAAACAGACTGGGAACTAATCCTAGTCCTTGAGGTCCAGGAGCGACTGAAACCGGTTGATGTAAAAGGACCTCAGTGTCTTCTACTTTACTTACTTTAGCGATAACTTCTTCACCGCTATTCATCTTGAATGTCCACACATCTCCGACTGTAATATTCATAATATATTTCCTTTATGCTGCTTCTGCTAAAAATTTAGCTCTAAGTTCTGTGAATCCGCCGATCAGTTCACCATTAAGGAAAATCTGCGGTACGGTTCGAGCGTTTGGTGCTGCTTCTAGTAAATCTTCTCTAGTATATCCTTCACCAATCTTGCGTTCTTCAAAAGCGATACCCCTCTGTGTTAAAAGTGTTTTAGCCTGTACACAGTAAGGACAGTCTGCGCGTGACCAGATAATTGCGTTCATTTTTTCTCCTTATACATCAATACTTATCGTAACATTAACGGTGACATTTTAATAACTACTGTCACAAATTTGGCAGTTGATCGTAGTCTAACTCGGCCGTCATAGCTCCAATAACATAACTAACCGATTCTGCTTCTTGCAGGGCCGACTGCTTTTTAGAAGTGTCCATGTGCTTATTAAACCATGGAATAGGAGTCATCTTTGAAGATGGGTTCCAGTACTTGATTCCAATCTGCTTAAGTGCATCTACCGCGTTGAAGTCTACGAAGTCAATCATGATACGCTCGTTGAGGCCGATTACCGGTCCCTTCTTGAAAAGATATATAGCCCATTCTTTTTCTTCACGGATGACATCTTCATAAATCTTGCGGACTTCTTGTTCACATTCTGTCTTAGCAATAACAAAACGACTATCTTCTTTGACAACCTGATTGATCATCCATGCCGTCCACTCTTTGTGAAGCAACTCATCATTTAGTATTAATGAAATAATTGCGCCGTTACCCATAAAAATCTTGTTCTCTACCATTGCAAGTGACGTAGCAAACGAAACCATAAAGCGGAAAGCTTCAAGCGCGTATGACGCATGAAGTGCTAACCAAATTGCATTGATATGTTCTTGCTCTGGTACTTCAATACCAAGTTCTTTCTTACAATTAAGAATATGCAATCTCTCGTAGTAGTTGCCGACACTTGCAGCCATATCAATGATCTCTTTAGTATCGTGAATCGTATTGAATACTTCTTTTGGCACATTGTAGATGTTGCGGATAATATGTGAATAGGCGCGCGAGTGAATGTTAGTTTCAAACGACGACCATATCAATACCAGTGACTCTAACTCTGGGATTGACGCAACGGGTGAAAAGATTTGAACAGGGGCGCGGCCCTGAATGCTATCAAGTGCGGTTTGCCTTAGCAAGTTACTAGTGAAAATATGACGTACCGTATCACTTGCTTCCTTGAAGTCGTTCGCATCCTTAGATAAGTTGATTTCTTCAGAAATCCAAAAGAATCCACGTTGCGTTTCTTCAAATTTGGCAAGTTTAGGCTGGCGGTATTCTTCAAATCGCTGAACAGTCACTACGCCATCCAAAAACATCTTTCGTTTTAGATAATTAGGGACTTCACTGATGTTGTATTGATCTTTAGACATTAATAATTTCCTGATGCTAGTATGATTTTGGAAATATGCTCCAACCTCTCTATGTGTTCGTAAGCTCTCCATGGTGTATTGGCAACCGAGACAACGCCATGACCCTTGATTCCAATTATATCATAGTCAATATTACCATCGGTGTCAAGATTAAAGGACTTAAAGCATTCATCGGCAAGGCATTGACTAATGGGAGGAACTTCCCCTACATTTTTACCAACTGTAGTATATCTACTTAGTTCAGGAAAATGTTTGACTAGTTCACTAAGTTCTATTCCGGCATGCATTGCTGCAACACAGTAAGTAGGATGAAGGTGAACAACCACGCGAATATCATTTTTGTGCTGACCCAGTTGCTTTTGTAATCCAAAATGCAAAGGTACTTCGCCGCTCGGCATTAAGTTCTTACTGATGGCAGTATAGGATATGTCTTCCCAGATGTTGCCATTAATTTGCAACTTCTTGAACTGGTCTGGCTGTAATGTTTGTTTGCGAACCCCACTAGGTGTAATATAAAAGTGGTCGCGATCATGATGTCTAATCGAGATGTTGCCATCTCGACTAGTGATCCAGTTGCGTTTATATGCATCCACTAGGATGTCACAGATTGTTTCTAACATTGTTAATCTCTCAATAGGTTGATGATAGTTTTAGCTAAATCTTTAAACCAGCGTTCGTCGTGCCCTCTAGTCGTCTCTGCCGCAACTCCAATACGTACTCCGCTAGTTTCAACGAAACCCCTAGTGTCGTTGGGCACGCCGTTCTTGTTGACAGTAATTCCATTTTTTTCTAGCAAGTCAGCAAACTCTCTGCCGCTGTATTTTTCTTTGTTCAAGTTGAGTGTCATCATGTGACAGTGAGTGCCACCACTAACGACTTCGACGCCGGCGTCTAAGAAGGTTCTTGCCATCGCGTGTGAGTTGATCTTAATGCGCTTTGCATATATCTTAAACTCAGGCTGTAGTGCCTCGTAGAAACATTGAGCTTTAGCAGCAATGATATGCATTAACGGGCCGCCTTGCGTACCCGGAAACACTGCACTATTGATCTTCTTGGAGAATACTTCGTCATTCCAAAGTATCATTCCACCACGGGGACCTCTTAGAGTCTTATGGGTGGTGGTAGTTACTACATGTGCGTATGGGAAAGGATTTGGATACTCGTCACCTGCGATAAGTCCTGCATAGTGGCTGATATCAGCGAGCAAAATAGCATCAACAGTGTCAGCAATTTCACGGAAACGTTGCCAATCAAGTTGTTTACTGTATGCACTGGCGCCAGCAATAAGCATCTTAGGTTTTACTTGCTGTACGATAGCAGCAACACTATCATAATCAATCAAGCCGTTGTCATCGACTCCATAGCTATATGCTCCGAACCATTTGCCGCTGACATTCACATTAGCACCATGACTTAGATGTC